GTCATTGGTTTGTTGCAGTACATGCATGGCACTACTGGTCGATGGTCGAATCCATGATTGACTTCTTGACATAGATTGCAGGTTGCACATCTGTAATCGTAGGCTGGCATGTTAAGCATCTCCTGATCATGTATGACCCACATCCAGAGCACCGGTCTATGTCTGCCTCTGTGGGTTCTTTGTCTAAGTGACCGTATTTAAGTTGAAGTAGTGGCAATAGATCGCCCAGTCGGATCACGCAGGCATAGTCCTCTGCGTTCTCAGCTTGTCCATTTAGGCGTAGGCACGCAAATCCCAATTCCCCCGAAGAAGATGTGCGAGCCTTCAATTGCTTTAGATATGCCAGAGGTTGAAAGCCTGCCCTGGCTTTGACTTCAACATCGAACGGCACATTCACAATATCTTTGCCACTACCCCTTCCCACACATGCGCCAGACCACCAAGTCGATAGGTACTCAGCTACTACGCGCTCTGTGCGGAAACCTCTGTGCTTCCTTGCTTGACTAGCCATTGACTGCTGTGCACTTAGCGCATTGCCATGTAACTACGCCATTGACCGAATCAGATGAGATGTCCTCTAAGTCTCTGATCTGTACTGGCTCATTACACAGCTGACATGGTACGAATGCGCTCATTAGATCGACCCATTCGCCATTGATCTTGATACCGATGTTACCCATTATTGCTCCCATCCCATTGTGCGTCCCTAAAAACTAACATTGAGCCGCCTAAGGTAATAAGGAAAACTGCTAGTTCCGTTCTACCTAATTGTTCGCGTGTTTGTATAAAGAATTCATTTTGTAAGTAATTGATTGTTTTGTCTTTCATTACCAAATTAACGCTGTATCTTTCATCATGAATTAAAGTGGTAATTTCCATGCAACCCACACACATATTATGACCTCGGCTTCTGTGGTACGAATTTTCCATCCGACCCCAAGTTATACCATTTAGTCGGACAACGATGAGCTGATGACACGGCTGAATTGCAGAAGAACCCACCCCAAGCCTTGTTATTCTTGGAGCCTTCCTTCCAGATCATATGACCATGCTCGCATGATGGTGCTTCAGCAGCTTCTCCTGTGCCCATGATGGCTGCAACAGTCTCTAGTGCTTTGTCTAAGGTAACTGGTGCATCTACTACGCCTCGATACTCATTGACCGGAGTAGTCCAGTAATCCTGATCGTCTGGCTTGACATCTTGCACTGCCGGCTTTGCTACTTTTGTAGCAACAACCTTAGTCATCTCTTCTCGGCTTGGTCTCTTTCCTTTAGCAGCATAACCTGCATTTGCAAGTGCTCGACCGATCGCCGAAGTCTCGCAATTCTCCAATGCTGAAGTCGCATTAACCCCTCGATCTGATACTTTTTCTTCCGCGAGTCCAGTGACCCACGCAATGTTCGAGTCATAAGTTTTGTAAAGATAAGCTTTAACAATGTATCGATCCTTGTCGCAAACTTCAAGCTCTGTTGCAATGCGAAAATCTGGATAATCCTTAATAAACTTTTCAAGACGAACCTCCACGGTTTCATAGTCGGCTAGATTAAACATTTATAACCCCAATTCTTCCATTAAAGCGTTAAAGGCTTCTCCGCCCTCTGCGCCTTCATCTTTTATAGCAGCTGCAAAAACAACAGATATCAACCATGCTTTTGTTCCGCGATCTAATTTATCTTTAAGCATATAACTCATCCTCTTCTGTAGCGAGTTGTCCCCCAAGGGCGGAATATGCCGTCATATCCAGCCAGTTGTCGATGTGCTGTGCTGATTGATTAGTCCGTGCAAGTTTAACCAAGACCATGATCCCTGCCACCTGATAGTCGTGTATTGGTGTTTGTAGATATGCTGAGAGCAGCATTGCTGTGTGTTGCAGGTTATCCGCAGGGTGACCATATGATAAGCCACGCTGACTGATCGTGTCTGTGGCGGTGAGGAGGATTTCATTTGCTTTCATTCTTCCCAAAACTCCTGACGGCTAACTGATCGCCCTCTGTGCCAGCCTTCTCTTAAACCTCTTTCGTGTCCAGTTCTGTATGCATCAATAGCTACAATGATCATGCTAATAATGATGCCGATAATACAGATGAACAGCAGCTTGTCTGTGTTGCTCATATGTTTGCACGACCTGATTTGATTGAATAAAGCATGGCTTCGACTTGAGCCTTACGAAGTCCAAGCCTTTCAGCGATAAGTCCTTCAGCTACGCCTTCAGCATCCATTCTAAGCATCGCCATCTTTTCTTCTCTTGTCCAAGCATGACGATCTATTGCCTTTTTGCGTGTCTTAAGTGCCACATTTGATGCGGTCAATGTAACTGGTGTTTGCTTTGCTTCCACCTTTTCCAGCAACAGCTGGATCAATATATCTTTATAATCTGTAGTCATCTTGCTCCCTTTCAAGCGATACTTTCGCTCTTGGGATCAGTGTTGCATAGATGTCAGACGGATTTGGTAGATTTAGATAACGAAACTATAACGATTTAGCCCCAGCGTTTGCCCTGATAAATGAATGATCCGTCTTTAGGGTCAATAGGAATTAACTCTGGCGTAAATCTTTTGCCATGTAATGTGCCTACCACGAATCCCATCTGCCAGTTTGCATAACCCTTTGTATAGCCCATTCCCGGGCTTGAAAGATCGACTAGGTTTCCTACCTCAACACCCCACACAATGCGCCCATATCGCCCTCCAGAGGCTTCTGAATGGGCACTGAGACCCAGTCTGTGAGTATGCCCTGACACGATTGACTTGCCCATCCTCATGGCTCCGTTCAATGCAGTTTGCCCGGGTTTATTGGATAACGGAAAAGCATCTCCGTGGCAGGTATGCCAACCCGGAGCAAAGTCAAAGCCATTGGGATGGTACTTGATCCCTGCCTTGTCATAGCCCATGAATTTGTCATAGCGTAATTCTGGAAGATTCATAAATGCTGGGAGTCTGCGTGATAATGACTTATAGACACGCGCCCCATGATTAGATCCCACGACATCTGTGACACCTAGATATTCAAGGATCTCTAGAGTTAGTTTGCGATCCTCATCGATGTTGCCTTGTACCTCTTGCCACGGCTGTGCGAAACCTCCCAGCTGCGGAAGGTCGATCTCATCACCAATGCAGATGGTTTGATGAGGCTTGTATGCCCTTAAAAACTTACCTAGATTTTTGACTGCTGCTTCATGAAAGAACGGAGCCTGAATATCGGAGATCCAAGCAATTCTTTTGACTGTCATTAGTCCTCATCATCATCTTCGTAATCGCCGAACTTCTCTGGCTCGACTGGAGTAGGCAATATCCAACCCGGATAAGCAGTTGGCTCAACGATAATTGCTAAAGATAACTCAACATCAAACCCGGCTTTGCGAAGAGCTCTATACATCTCCTGCAAGCCAATAGCCCAAGCATCCAATGCTGAGTAGGTATCTAAGTCAATGACCTTCTTCTTTGCCATGAGATAATTGTTACCTCTCTAGGAGACGGATTACAGTTTCGACACGCTCTTCAAGTCGGGTGATTCGATCATTCATCGAACTTCCTCCATTGGGCTTGAGCTCTGCGAGGTAGTGCTTTACTAACCACCTGACTGAGCCAATAAATGAACCAATAACGGTCGTAACAGCAACAGCAATTGCCGCTGTGTCCTGCACAGTCATTACCTTTTTGGTGTTGCATACCCGAATACGCCGGAAAGAATAGCGAATAGGATTGCTCGGTAATCGATCTGGAAGTTAGTTGCTGACCATGCTGCTAAGAATGCTCCAGCTGCTAGGACGATTGGATTCTTCATTCTTGCTCCTCATCTGGTATTTCAATTTCTCTGATTTCAATTAGATTGTTGTTTGGCTTGGTTGGATCATAGCCACCAATTCCGTAAGTAACAGTTCTATCTATTCTCATTATGTAGTCCTTAACCATATTACGATAACAGCAGTGATCGGAGTGAGAGTTCCAGCAGTAGCAAACCCAGAAGTAACATTTACGCTCTCTGAAAAACCATTAAGCACATTTCCTGCAGTCGTAGCCGACCCCAATAAAGGATTAAATATATTATTGGTGTTGGCTGTACCAATGAAACTGTTTGTAGTTGCAGCTGTTACTGTATTGAAAGCAAGCCAATACCAACCAGCACTTAGAGTTTGACTGATTGTGTCTTCAAAGTTTGTGCTTGCTGCAGTTACAGACACCGTTCCAGCATCTAATAAAACTGTTGATGGTCTGCCGCTGGAGTTGTTGTAAATTGCCAAACGCACCGTTCCAGTTCCAGAGAATACCGAGCTTGTACGACAAGTGATGCGATCGTATGTGGTAGAAGATGGCACAAAGAATGGCACATAATGGGTAAGGTTAGCCGCAATTGCAGTCTGCACATTTATAGCAGCAGTTGATGGACTTTTGTAATAATAAGAGCCTGTCACCTGTGGGAGCATAAAGTTCAGGCTGTCTGAACCAGTTGCACCAGTAGGACCAGTTGCACCAGTAGGACCAGTTGGTCCAGTTGCTCCAGCGGGTCCTGTAGCACCAGTCGCTCCAGTAGCACCAACGGGTCCTGTAGGTCCTGTAGCGCCTGTTGCACCGTTAGTTCCAGCAGGACCAGTTGCTCCAGTTGCGCCTACTGCACCTGTTGTCCCCGTAGGTCCTGTAGCACCAGCAGGACC